CACAACCGCAACCGAATGCAAGCCGCTCCAAACCTTAAACTTCACCCAGTTGGTGGATCGGCCCAACATGCGACTCGTCGCACCTTGACCGAGAAGGCGCAAGTCTCGCGATTCTCCGAGCAAATGAAGATCGACGAAGCGGATATGCTTGGGGATAACTTCTCGAAGCTCAAGGATACACCGAAGGACTTCGGTATGGCCGCTGGTCGTCTGCGTCCTGACCTGGTCGCGGCAATTCTTATGTCCAATCCAACCCTGTTGCAGACCAGTCGCACGCTGTTCAATTCGACCGACGGAAACACCGCCACCGGCAAAGCCTTGGCACGTGCTACGCTTTCCGAGTTGATCGCCGCGATCAGCAAGCGTAAGGACGGTGATGCATCGCTCAACCTGCCAACCTCGCACTTGATTGTTCCGCCTGAATTGCTCGATACCGCCGTCCAGCTCTGCTACTCGGCAAACCTCTCGAACGATAGCGGATCTGGGGAACTCAACCCGATCAAGAAGTATGGCATCACCCCAGTGAGCGACGCTCGATTCTCCAACGGCATGACGCACCCGATTACCGGCGCTGCTTTGGCTGGTTCTGCGGTCACCTACTACGGTGTTTCGAAGGCTGCTCGAACGATCGAAGTCTTGTATCTCACGGGCGCAGGTCGCGTTCCAGTCGTCCGAACCGATACGCTGACCAACGGCGAATTTGGAATCGTGGTCGACGTTCGTCATTACATCGGAGCCCTGCCACTGGATTGGCGTGGATTCCAACGACAAGTTGGCTAACCCGCAGCTGCATAAAGCAGCGTTCTAGGCATCCTCACGCAGGGTCACGGCCCTGCGTTTTCATCATCCTTTTTCCTCGACCAACGCAATGAAAATCCGACTTCGACAGCCCGTCGTGTTTGACGGTGTTACTTATCCTGCTGGCCATGTCCTCGAAACCAAGGGGACTGGAATCAGCGAAGAATGCTTGATCCAGCGTGAATGGGGAGAACAAGTCTCCGACGACACGCCCGAAAGCGAACTGGCGGAGCCCGAACCCGTTGCCGTTATTGTCGACGACGAACCATCGTCCAACGAGCCACCTGCGGAACAACCAGTCCAGGCCGCTCCCGTCGCTCCCGTCGTCCCTGCGGATCCCGCACCGGAACAACAACCCAAACCAAAGCGCAAGTCGAAGTAGTCGTTTACTTCAACTCGAACACAATGCCGCAAGTCTGAGTAGTAGGTTACTAGGCTTGCAAAAGTCCAATCAACCAATCATCTGAGAGCACTGAACTATGGCAACATACAAGCAAGATGGCGATTACCGCCAAATCACCGCTGCGGCGGACCTCGTCAACGGGCAAGTCGTCCAGACTGCTGACCTTTTGGCCGGAGTGGTCGAAGGGCTCGCCGGCATTAAGAACGGCAAAGTCGGAAACGTTCGCGTCGAGGGAATCGTTACCTGCGACAAGGCCAGTGCGACTGTGATCGCTGCTGGTGATCGTCTTCAACTCGCAACCGCAACCCAGCTCGTGACGGTCAAGGCTTCCGGTGCCGCCGATGCGAGTAACATCCTGATCGGTCGCGCCGCAGCTGCGGCAGGCAACGGCACACTGACTGTAGACGTCGACTTTAACCGAGCTGCGGTTTAAGCCCGTCTAGCCCGCTTCGCTCACTCGCCAATACTACACCCGATTACATGCTCTTTGATTTCCTCGTGATCAGTCTAGCTCTCGTCATTGTGCTCGCGTTTCTTGCGTGCCCTTGGTTGATTGTTTGGCTGCTAGTCAGTGGAGCAATGCACCTGCAAGTAATCGGATTCGTGATCGGCATTCCCTATCTGTTCCTCGTGTTGTGTTTGGTTGCAATCGTGGCCGACGACATTGTTTGGCGAATCTATTTAGGGTAATCCATGGCTATCAAGCAAACGGACCTCCAAGAATGGGGCGAGCTCGAACAAAAGCGGATGACGCTACAGCGAGAGGCGAAGACTGTCACGGATCGCCAAAAGCAACTAGAAACACAGTTTGAAGCCGAGCTTCGCAAGTCCGGTAAGAAAGTCCTCAAGCGTGGTGGGTATACACTCGCCATGCAACCAGGTCGGGCAAGCGTTCCCTGGGCAAAAGCCTACCTCGCGGCCCTTGGTCCCGATGCAGTGCAACAGCTCAAGGACGAAGCGGCAAAGACATCCACCGAAGTGTTTGTGATCCTGCCACCAGAGCCACCCAAGGAGTAACCCATGGGCATGCTCGAGCAAGGCACTCAACACCTCGCGGCGATGCTAACGCAACACACAAGCGTCGACATCCAATACAGCAAACGAAAGATCACCAAAACGATCAAGGCCACTCGTGGCTCCACACCGTTTGAAGGATCTGACGCAGACGGAATCATCCATCGAACGGTCACTCGTGACTACCTAATTGCGAAGGACCAATGGCCGTTTTCCGATGATCCGCAAGACGGCGATCGAATAACGGATGGCAACCAGGTTTACCTCGTGCGCTCCGTACCAGGTCAACCAGTTTGGCGTTTTTCCGACCCCGGCGAACACCTTTACAGAATCCACACCAAGCAGCAATGAGCCCCGATAGACAACTGCTCGCAGACGTCGCCGCCGCTCTAGTTGCTGCTGCGGTCGTCGATCCTGAGACCAATGCTCCGCTTGATGCGGACACGATCCAGATTGACTACCTGCCGCGATTTACTCCTGAGGATCTTGAGGATCTGAAAGTTGTGGTCGCTCCGAGACAAAACACATCGATCAAGCTTTCGCGTTCGACGCGGGAGTTTGAACTCGGTATCCAAGTTGCGGTGATGCAAACCGCTTCGCCGGACTCCGAACGATTTACTCAACTGCTCGATTTGACCGCGAGTCTCGATGAAGCACTGGCAAGCGCCACGCTAGATTCGGGAGTGTGGTCTCGCTCCGAAGTTACGTTGTACGACGTAGCAGCATTGGAGCAACACGGTGCTTTCCGGTCCGTGATTACTGTTTATTTCAAGTACCGATAGGATAGGGAAATCCAATGCCAAATAACAAGGGTCCACGTGCAGGTATCGAGTGCAAGCTCTACTACCAGACCACTCCAGCTGCCACGTTCAATATCTCCTCACCGACACTGGTCACCGAAGTCCAGGACCTCAACGTCACGTTTAACAAGACGGCCATAGACATTGTTTCCCGCGCTAGCCAATACAAGGCTGCGATCTCCGGAGCAATTGACCTGGCAATCAACTTCTCGTACCTGTACCAAGGCGATCCCGACGACGCGGTATTTACCGCGATGCGTCAAGCTTTCATCAATCGCACCATCTGGCATTGGGCAGTCATGGATAACCTGATCGCGACGCCTGGTCCTGCTGGCTCGCAAGGGCTCACCATGCCCGGCGAAATCATGGAGTTCCCCATCGACCAACCTCTCGAAGGGCACCAAAAGATTGACGTTGTCGTTCGCTTGTCCCGCGTCAAGATCGGATCTCCTGCTGCGTTGATCGATCCAGCTTGGTTGATCGTCGCACCGTCCGCGTAATTCGTTCGCTAATCCGTCGTTTACTGGCCGTTCTTGGAGTACTCCACATGCCGCTTCCGCGAGTGAAAAAGGGTGACGAAATCGCCATCGACTTCCTCGATCACGCGGAAGCGTCTCACGGTCCAGTAGAGTTTTCGGTTTACGGCCGAGTTTTGTCGCAGTCCCCCGAACACATTGTAGTTGCTTGCTGGGTCTACTCTGATCCAGCAGCGAAGATCAAGCCTGACGACTACAACGTCACGCAATTTACCATCGTTCGAAGCACCATTCGAGCGATTCGATTTGTCCGCTAACCCAACACAACAAGGCACCTCGACCATGCCATTATTCTCCGACTCGGACGCTCGCCCTTGGGAGCTGCGGGTAGACGTAGATGCAATCCGTCGCGTCCGCGCTAGCTACGGCCTAGACTTGGCCACAGTACTTGCTTCCCCCGAATCCATCGAGCGATTGACTAACGACGTCGTTCTGACAATCGATGTTATCTTCGAGCTCGTCCGCCACCAAGCTACTCGCTGCGGTATTACCGCCGAGGACTTCGGTCGTTCTCTCGCCGGTGATGCACTCGGCAAAGCCATCGAAGCATTCGAGGAGGCACTCGTAGACTTCCTCCCGGAGTCGAGTCGCCGAGCAACAGCTCGGCGGATTATTCAGACGGGCAAAGCGATCCACGCGCAAAAGGCGATGCGAATCGACGCTGCGATCAAGAACGGGCTGCTCGAAAGAGCAGTAGCGGAGGAGTTGAGCAAACTGGATGCACAGATCGCGAAAGCGATGAAGATCGATTCGGCTACTGGCCCACTATCCTCCGGCTTGCCGGTCGTATCGGAATAGATCCTGGGCCGTACACGTTGCGAGAGCTGACGTGGATGGTCGAGGAGATCAATGTTTCCTCCTGGGATCACACTGCGGCGATGATGGCTCACCTAGCCAACATTCACCGCGATCCTAAGCGGACACAACCAAAACGCCTCATTGACTTCCACCCGTTCCGCAAGGACACGCCCAAGCACAGCATTACCCGATCCGAGCTGCATCAAATGCGAGGCTCATTACCTGTTCACGTGGTCACACTGCCAAAAAATGAACGAACAACTTCGCAAAGCCATCCAGAGCATTGATCACTGGGAATCCATGTCGGCGGAACAACTGTTCGCCGCATTGACGACACTGCGCCATCGATTCGAGGACCGGGCAGACTGGACGTGGAAAGGAATCGCATTGGTTTGGTGTCCTGACCGAAACGCACGGTTTGGACGCGAAGGATGCCGCTTGCTCCAGGATGTTCTCGTTGCAAGCGGTGATCAATGGCTCGTAACGCAGCTCGGTGCCGGAATGCCTCTGTGGGATTCCGAAGTCCAATCGATTCTTCGCGGGCTCGATGCTGCTGGTCACGTGCCTGGTGCCGCTCACGTTGCTGACGCTGTCGTGCGAAACATTAGTACATTGGAATTGCATGGCATCGAATGCGACGCGAACGAAGTCGCTTCTGAGTTGGCCGCGATGCGGCTCGATGCACTCAAGCAATACAAAAATGATCAGGCAGACGATAGGCGACAAGTCTATCGCGAGAAGATCACGATTTGGAATGGCGACCCTGCCACGGAGCCAAAATTGTGACAATTAGCATTGTAGGCAGTACATCTGTTTTGTCGAACAGCGTTAGCAGCATGCCGACACATGCAGCGGGGCATCTGCTTTTATGCCTTGCCTACAACGACGGTTCGTCCACAGCGGTAACATTGCCTAGCGCATGGGTTGAGCGTTACGGCATCGCGGTCGGCGGCGTGGGTTACATCAGGGTTGGATACAAGTACGCTCAATCATCCTCGGAGACCTCGGGCACTTGGACCAATGCCGATCAGTTGTTTATGTTGTCGATTTCATCCGGTGCTAATACGCTGGTGTTCCCAAACTTTATATCATCGAACACCGGCACAGCAACGACGATCAACTTTGCCGCTCAAACCGCGTCAACATTTCAGACCGGTGCAGACGATCAAGCGTTGATCAGCTGGGTCGTTAGCCGAAACTCAACCAACACGCTGACTGCTCCCTCAGGGTTGACGGCGCAACAATCGGCAACTGATTCGGCGAACTTTGTATCACAAGTTTGTTTTCAGGCCGCGAGAACAACGATTTGGCCGACTACGAATATCACTGTAGCAACCTCGGCGCTGTATCGCTCGATCATGCTATCGCTGGTCGAATCGCCTGTGTACGGGATCAGCGGTGGCGGCGTAGTCAATCCCATTGAGCACCCACTTCTAGGATAAGCAAATGAGTCGGTACATCGGAGATTTTACGCCTGGTGCTGTGGTGCGATTTCGCTTCCCAATGCTTTCGCAAGCGCTCGTCCCAACGACTCCGACCGTTAACCCCACATTCGCGGTTTACAAAAACTCGACAATCGAATCAACCTCCGGTATTACGGTCACTGTAGATTACGACGGCAAAGCAGGATTGATTTTCGTCGCAATTGATACTTCAGCCGATCCGACCTTTTATGTCGCCGGCGAGGACTATGATGTTGTCTTCACTGCTGGCACTGTAGACGGCAAAGATCTGACTCGTGTTCCCGTCCGCATGTTTTCGATGGAGAATCGAAGTCGAAAAGCAAATGTCGTGCAAATTGCGGGTCAGAATGCTAACGCTGCGGCTGCGGTGACGTTCCCAGCGTCAGTCGCGAATGAAACTACTGTCGCAGCTCGAGCTAGTCAGACG